GCGCCGTCCAGCTCGGCGATGGTGCCCAGGCGGATCAGGTTTTGCAGCAAGCGGAGGAGGTCGGACAGGTCGGCGTTCATGCAATGCATGTTGCCGAAGTCCGCGTGCGGATGCACGCGGGGGCGGGTTGATATACAGCTTAATGGCTACGGCCATTGTTGAAGCACTAATTTAGATGTCGGCAGTCCGCTTTTTCCCCATGAGGACATTCACAAAAGCAGCGAGTGCACGAAGTGGCGGACTCAAATCTCTTCATAGTAGATATAAATTTCTAAAACAATTTTTCGATCTCGATTTATTACAAAGGAATCATATTAAAAAATTCCTTTAGTTGCGTACTGTAGACACCATGAACTCGCAAAGCGGTTGCGATAGGGGCAGATGGTTTGCCAGCCATTTTCTTATCTAAAGGATTCCAGAAGTCAGAATCATTTGTAGCTATATAAAATGAAGGATTGCCTGATGCCAAACCTAGGCGCACGATTAACCGGTCGCCAGAATCTTTAAATTGATATTTTTTTAATTCCGCATTAAGTTTAACCGGAATTGTATATTTTTCACAAATGACTTTCATCACCCGTCCACTTTCAAACCAATGCGACAAGATTGGTGTAATAATATCCATGCCACATGTTTTTATCCACTCGTCCGGAATGGATAAATTATCGTCCAAGCATATTATTAAATCATTATTATGCAGAGCAGATGAAATAATCTCGATCCCTAATTTTTCAGTTGTCCTTCTTTTGGTGGTTCGCGTAACGACAGCAGGGCGACAAAGGTGTTGCATGGACACGGAATCTATTGTGCAGTATACGGGTGGCATTAATTTTTACCGCCACGAGTTTTATTTGCGGCCGGATTTTTTTCATTTAATTCGATGACTACCTTATTTTTGCTTTTCAACTTGAGGAGAGTCATTGAGTCTTGATATCGTTCGTCAAAGAACCCCTCCGGCCACGGTTGAGTAAAATCACCATCTTTGGTTACACCTATCTGAGTAACTTTGGACCCGCGTGCAGTTTTATCAATATACAATATTGTTATGTCCTCTGGCTTTAGCTTGCCTTCCATGATTTTGATGCGAGCACGGTTTATCATATGTTCGGAGTGAGTTTCAACGAATATCTGCCGAAAATTTGAACTCTCACAAATCAGATCGGCTATTTGGCTTTGTGCTTTTGGATGTAAATGAATCTCAGGCTGTTCAATGACAAGTGGCCCGTAGCTCCGCACAAGACATCCTTTAAGCACGGGAATAACCTGCGAAGCTCCAAAGCCTATATCTGCCAAGTTTGATCGGACATTTGTTATGCTATCCGTAACTTGCAATGCAGTATGGTAAGCAGACAAATCAATCCTCTCTAAAGTAGAGGCGATTCCTAACTCCTTCAAATAATTCACAATAGGTTCTCGGTTTGAGTCCTTCCTTGTTTTCATATTCCGGATTCCTATATCTATGGAATATGGATCGTTAAATAAGCTGGATTCGTTTCCTTCTGATGATAAATTATCTTTTGCTACCCATCTTTTGGGTCCTGATCTTGCGGATGTAACCCTTTCAAAATCGCCAAAAAATCTATATAGCCATATTGTACTGTAGGATTCTAAAATGCGCTTATATCCAGCCATGCTAAATTTTAAAGAGAGTGGTTTTTTCTCCAAAAAATCTTTTATTCCCCATGCGATGGCTCGATGATCGGAAAAAGAAAAATCTGAATCTGATTTAATTCGGTGCTCAACATCATTAAACTTGAGGACAAATTGATTTTGCAGTTGCTGGATGTTAATTTCTGCACCAGATATCACATCACTAATAGTCAAATTATTTACGCGTGACGATACTAAGTCAATGGCTTTCTTTTTATTTGAGACATCGCGTATATCCCATTTCCAGGTAACCTCTCGGCCCGTATTTTTTGAATTTTTTGTAGCGTAGCCAGGTGCCGCTAATAACTTTAAGCCGATTTCTACGGAAATTGTGTTTTTTACATTGTGGCGAAAAACGGTATCTTCAAATGAGCCAAGGTCAACTAGTCGGCCTATCCAGTCGCTGGAAAATTTCGTGCCAGTTCTTTGGCTGAACGACTGAGCAACAAGCATGATCGCATTGGCAATAGTGGACTTTCCTGAACTATTTGGTCCTACTAAAAATGTAAGCGGGGCGAGCTTTACCCGTCCAGAGTCTCGAAATCCTCTAAAATTTTGTAACGACAGCGAGCTAATAATATTCATTTTTTCGTAGACTTTTTTAAAATATTTTATGTGGGATCGCAGAATTTTGACCGACGGCTCGTGGCCGATAGCGGTAATTCGTACAACTCTAACGTAAATGATAACTTTTGTCAGTTGAAGTTCGACTTAGGTCATTTTGGAACTGTTCAGATGATGCAGCAGGGATTCACGGATCAACGTCCGATCTGCCTCAGTGAATCCCAGCAGCGGCCGGGCCGGGTAGCTGTATTTTGGGCCATTCTTTGAGACGCTATCTGTCAAACCCTCATGATGCACCCGTGCGACGTGCATCACCTTAGCCACGAAGCCGACAGTCAACTGGCCAGAATCGGCCTGCACCTTCAGGTATTTTGCAGTGCGAATCTTGGCAAACATGGCGGCCTTCTGCCGCTTGATCCGTCCATTCTTCCCCTTGAATTCCTTGCGCCGCTTTCGGGCCAAGTAGGCAGTGCCATCCGGCCCCTGCTGCGCCTTGATGCGCTGCGCCTGGCTGCGGCGCAGGTCGATGGCCACCTTGTGATTGATTGCACGGCGCTGGGCTGGCTGCAGCTTGGCCAGCAGGGTGCCGGCCCAGGCTTCCAACGCATGCAGGTCGTCGCTCATGCCGTCGCCTCGGGCGTGCGCCATTCGGCAAGCAAGGTGTCGCCGTTATACAGCTTCCAGAACTCGTCCGCATAGGCGGGCATGTGCTGTATCTCGGCCAGGTGCTTGATATCGAGCCGGCCCGCTTCGCCAGTCTTGACGGCCACGCGCTCGGTCAGGTCCAGCTTGATGGAAATATCGACCGTTTCATGGTTATTAAAATCCACCTCGAAGGCGATGCCGTGCTTGCGCGTCTCCTCGTTGGCCATCAGGTCGAGCTGGTGGACTTTGAGCCAGGCGATGAGGGCCACCATGATGGCGTCGGCGTCGCCCGCGTAATCGGTCACGATCAGGTTGAGCTTGAAGCGGTATTCAAACGAGAGCGAGGCGGTGGCACTCGCCACCACGTTGCCCTCGTCGGCGAAGACCAGCAGGCGGTCGGGGTCGCGCTGCAGGTCGGGGATGGCAGCTGCCAGGTGCTGGCGCAGGCTATTCGGTTTGTACATGGTAGGTGTCTCGTACTAGGTTGTAGGCGTCGATGCAGGCGTTGAGCTGGCGGGTGGCGTCGTCGCCGTCGCCGGCAATGGCGTCAAGAGCCGCCGCAGTCGCTGGGTCAAGTTCGGCGCGCGCTTGGTGCCGATGGCCTGCGGCAGCGGTGGTATCTGTAACTGCGGCACACTGGCCGCTGGCGACGGGGATTGACAGGCGCACAGCGCCGCTGCGCAAATCAAGGCTGAAACGGTCACGTTCGGTTTTCGCATGGGATTGCTCCTGGGTGAGGTGGTCGGCGCGCTGCGCCAGGGCGGCGCCAGCGGCGCGCTCCAAGGTGAGCACGCGGGCGGTGGCCTGGGCCAGCGCGGTTGCGGCGGTGGATGTTTGGATAGCGGCCGCCCGCTGCAGTGCGGCGATGCTGGCGTCCTTGCGCCAGCCCTGCGCCGTCCAGCCCGCGATGGAGCCGCACAGGAGAACGGCGGCCAGCGGGCGCCAGGTCGTCGCGGTCACATGGCCACCCGTTCCTTGATCCAGCCGAACAGAAAGCGGCGCTGGGTCTTGTTTGCCTCGGTGATTTCCAGGTAGCGCGCCGCCTGCAGGCCGTTCAAGGCGCGCAGCAGCACGCCGGCGCCATCCTGGCCGCGCCATTTCAGGAAGGCGGCTAGCGCGCCCAGCGACTGCGTGCCCAGGCGGCCATCGACAAACAGGGCGGGATAGCGGGCGCCCGTGTCATTGAAACCGTTCAGCCAGCGCTGCAGGAACTCGGCCGCGCGGTGCGGCCCCATGTTCACGCCGGTGTCGATCACTTCGGCGCCAATGCCGGCGTTCAGGGCCAGCACCTGGTCGAACTTCGGTTCCGTGATGTAGCGCGCCGTGTAGATGGTGCGCGCCACGGTCACTGGCAGATCGCGCATTGGGCCTTGATAGCCGTTGGCGCGCGCCACGGCGACAGTGATGCCGTAGTTGGTTTCGCCGCCCTTGTCTTGCGGGTCGTTCACGTAGCCACCTTCGGCGCGCAGGATGGCGTCGATGGTGCGCGCGATCAGCGGGTTTTCCATGGTGTCCATCAATGCTCCTTCGCGTCTTTGACCAGCTCGGCGATGTCCTTGTCGCTGCGGCGCTGGAACCACAGGGCCACGGCGCGCGATACCCACCAGCCTGGGGCGCCAACGATCAGATCGATGGCGGAGGCGTTGACCATGGCGCCGATGGCCGGGAGCTGGGCGCACAGCAGCTGGTACGCGGTGCCGCCCAGCAGGCACGAGAACACGCCGGCGCAGGCCAGGCGGGCGACGAATTCGCCCTTGTTGAAGGTGCCGTCGGCATTCAAGGGCGGCAGCACGATGTACAGCATGGCGGCGCCGACCATGCCCAGCGCCGCCTTGAAGCCGTACAGTTTGACCAGGGTGGCGAAACCACCAAATGATTCTGCGGACATTGCTTGAGTCTCCGGTGAGAGGGGTGATAGATTTTTCATGATGGATAAAAGGGTGAATGCCAGGATCAGTCCCAAAGCTGCACGATGTCCGCCACCTGGCCCGTGCTGGGCGCGGGTTCGGGCAGGGTGACAAGCAGGCCGGCAGGCAGCACGGCGCCGTGGCGCGCCAGCACGGGATTCAATTCCAGGGTTTGTTCGACGTATCCCGCGCCGTCGCCCAGGTAGCGCCACACCAGGGCGTCCACCGTGTCGTGCTGCTGCGTGCGCACCTGCATCAGATCAATTCCACGGTCAGGTGCGTGCGGCCGACGATATCCGCGATGGCCCATTGCGCATTGCGCCGCTGCGCGCCTGGTGCTTCGTCCAGCCACTCCATGCTTTTCTTGTCGCTGACGGACGTGGCCGTGCTGTCGTAGTCGCGGTAACGCTCTATCAGGTCGGCTTTCGCCGTGCTATAGACGGCGCGCCGGTACTGCGCCAGCAGGCGGGACTCGCGGTTGATGCGCGCGGCCGGCACGTCCACCAGCGCAAGGAATCCGGCGGCGGCATGCTTGCCTTGCCAGTCGGCCAGCTCGCGGTTGACCTGCAGGATGGCATCGACCACGGCTTGCACCAGGCGCGCGTCGGTGACGGTGCCGTCCAGGCGCATGGCGTCGCGCATATCGGTGAGCAGGATGTCGGGAAACCAGCCATCGTTTTCCACGATGCCGGGCGTGGGGCTGGGTGCCGGCGGCGTGCTGGTGCCACCTGGTGCGCGGGGAGGAAGGGCGATAAAGGACATGGTGTCTGAGGTGGAGGTGAAAGGGGAGGCGGTGGACGGGGCT